GATGGAACAGTACGTTGAGAATGGTGTTCAGTATAAGATTTGGAAAATTGGTTACGATGAGTATGGTCGAAAATGGTATTGTATTGGAAATGACAATCAGTGGATTCCTGAAGAATACTTCTCTGTAACTAAATCAAGTGACTACGTTACAACTCCAGTAACTGGAATTCTTCACGTTAAGACTGCTAATGCTGTTTCAGCATATGGACCTTCTGGAGAAGCATTGAGAAGTGACAAACTTGCATCAGGTAGTTTTCACAAAATCACGAGTGTATCTAAGGCAAATGATGGCACTAGTTGGTATGAGATTGCTTCAAACTTTTGGGTTAAAGGCGATGACAATATTGATTTTACTCAAAGTGGATCCGTAGCAGTTGATGAAGATACCTCACGGAAGGCAATTATCCAATCAACTGGGAAAATTGCGGTATACGGCTCTCCTGATGGAACTAATGCTACTGGTCAATATTTATGGAACGGCGCTCAAGTCAAAATTACTGGTCAATCTGATTCTAATGGTCATACTTTTTACAGACTAGATTCAGGTGGTTGGGTAGATGCATCTTACTTTGATTTTAGTTCAGCAAGCGATGTTGGAATTGGCGGAGCTAATGATTCTGATGCTCAGGTCGAAACTCAAACATTAATGCTAGACCCTCCAGTCTTAATTTCACAGTATGCTACTGGTCAAGAGTCTCTAAGAGTACAAGCTGTTGACCTATCTAGCTATAATGTTGGTAGTGATAAAGACAAGCTTAAAACTGTTGCAGAACAGTACATGCGAGAATACCGAATTGGCAGACCAAATTATTCATTAACTGTTGAATATCCAAATGTTGAAGATGAGTTTTCGCAACTTCGACAAGTTGATCTTTACGACTATGTTGGTATTCAAGTAGATGAGCTTAATATCTTAGACAAAGCGATGGTCAATTCAGTTACTTATGATGTGCTTTTAGATCAAAATATTAGTGTTACTATTGGCCAGTTACCTCTAACTTACGAACACTTACTTGGCCAAATGCAGCATGAAACGACTAAACAACTTGCTACTGTTGAAAAAAAATCTAACCACTTATTTGGACAAATGAACCAAGCTATGAAACTTCAGGGGGATGCACAGAAAGCAGCACTTTTGAAAATCGGTGACCAACTAGGAGTTGAAAGTAAGAATGTGGAAGCCTTGCAAACTCGAATAGACTCAATTAACAATCAAGTTATCGATGTTCAAAGTTGGATAAACAGCGGTGGGTCTGGCGTTATTACTGCTTATCCAAACTGGGCTAATCCCACAGAGCTGAGAGCGCAAAGTGCTGATGGAGGCTATCTGAAATTTAACGGCAACGGCTTAGGTTATACAGGACCTGATGGAATTTTAAGAAGTGCAATTGATAGCCAAGGCCGAGTAGTTGCTGAAAGCATATCTGGTGGTACTATCACTGGGGTTACTATCAAAGGGGCGCAAATTACTGCTGATACAATGATTAACATTCACGAGCGCTATTATACTGTTTTATCAGGCTCTTATGGATTTTCCGTTTCTGATGGACAAGGAAATGAAAGCTCAATCACTATCGATAGGATAAAAGTTGGCGGAACTACAATTAATGGTTCGCAGCTTTATCAAGTTATGAAAAAATGTGGGGTGCTTTAATGGACTTAAATATCACAAGCGATGATGTACTTAATGCTGCAATGGCTGAAATAACACGCCTTGAAAATATTTCTCTAAGACAGCAGGTTGTGCTTGCTAAATATGAAGAAAAAATCAAGAATTTGCAGCATGAATTGGATATGAGAGATAAATTGAAAGGAGGTGACGATAGTGAGTCTACAAAATCTGACACTAGTCACGAACAAGAAACTAACTAACTTGCAAGATGCAGTAATCAGACAATCCGAAAAGGGTTTAACGATTACTGCTGTTTTTCTAAATGAGGATAGTAGCCCTTACGACTTAACTAATAAAAAGGTCACATTTAACGAACATAAAGAATCGGATAAGTACGTTGTTGATACAAATGTTCAAATTACCGATGAAAGAAATGGAGCTATTAGTTACACGCTACACCCACAGTGCTATGCTGCAACTGGCGAAGCGTGGTTTGAAATTGCGGACGCTTCAGGAACTGTTGTTGACTCAACACAAAACTTCAATTTGAAAGTAAAAGATGCAGCTAATGCTTCAATTTACAACACTAACTACATCACACAATTAGATGCTTTGCGTGACCAAATGCAAGCCCTTGTAGACAATGCTGATGGACAACTGAAACAACAGCTTAAAACCACACAAGACCAAATGGACCAGAAGCTTACTGAGTTAGGTAATGCTTATCAAATAGCTGAGCAAGGTCGTGCTACTGCTTACAAGCAAGCCGAAGCTAATCGTGATAGTGGTTGGAGCCAAGATAAACAACGAATTGATAACGAGTGGAACCAAGATAAAGACCGTATTAATGGAGAGTGGACCAGCCAGAAACAATCAATTCAAAACACTGCTAATAGTCAGCAAAGCTCGATTAGCTCACAATGGAGCCAATTAAAGAGCAATGCAGACTCTCAGCTTGCAACCATTCAGTCAAATATCAATGCTTTACAAGCAACGATTGATGATATTAATAAGAATAAGGTGCCAGGTCTTAGTTCTTCACTTCAAGATGCACAAAATAAGCTTGATAAAATCTTGTCAAATCTTCATGGCTTTGTAGTTTCATCAAATGATGTTGATCAAGCTGTTTCTAAAGGAATAGCTAACATTACAGGTAATTTAATTGACCCTAATTTAAATGATTGGGTTAAAAATGATGCTGCAAGTAAGGCAAACATCAATATTAATTACCAAGATGGAACTAATGATATTTCCTTTACAGGTGTTGAAAATTCAGAAATATTAGATTTTAAATTTAATACTAAACAAAATACTGACTATATTTTGACATTTACGTATACACCTGATGACATTCACACAGTCAGGTCAAACTGCGTTTTTCTTGCTTTGTGGTATGAAGACCTAAAAAAGTATTATGGTGAATGGCGAACTGACTATAATCCAAAAGTAAAAAATCAAGTTATAAGAGTACCAGCACAACAAGGTGGTAATTACTCATTAAAAGTCAACAGTCAGAATTTAACTGAAATGCACATTGGAATTAGCTTCGATAATTTTATAGATAGTCAAACATCAAAGTTCAAAATTTCAAATTTAGTTGTTCGTGAAACTAACTCAACATTAGTTGGGCTAACTGATACAATCAGTTCTCTACCTAAGACAGTTCAAGGCGTGAAGCCAGATGGAAATGGAAATATCAATTTACCTAACCAAAATGTAGCCTTTAGTTTTGATAGCTCAACTGGTGAACCTAATATGCGAATGGTACCATACTTGAACTATTACCCAGTTGACCAAACAGCGATTAAGGATATATTGAAAAATCAATTACCAGCAAAATACGCATTAAAATCAGACGATGCTATGAAAATACCTGTAGTAAACGGTGAAGCAAATGATGACTTAACTAGTTTTCGTAATATGTGCCAATTGCGAATTTATGATGGTAACGGTCAAAATGTTAAGAACGTACCTTTTCAACATAAGTCGTTCACTGTTCTGGTTAACATGTATTCTAATTGGGGCACGCTCACATATTGGGGACAAGATGGTAGAGTTTATTTTTCTGCTTGTAATGGTAATACTTGGACTGCATGGACCCAAATAGCTAATAGTAGCGACTTTGCAAACTACTACAGCAAATCTGAAATCGATACCAAAACTAGCGACTTACAAATTCAAAGTGACGCTAGTGCATCTAACTTAAGAATGAGGTGCGACAACCTCGAAACACGGTGTAAGAACTTAGAGAGCAGATGTTCAAACCTTGAAACACAATTGAATGTCTTACAAGGTCAAATGGCTGATTTACTTGGTGCAATTAGTATTTCTGGTGACACACTCCAAATCGATAAGAAGCTCGCAGTTCGTGGCAATATTACTACTTACTGGGACGGTGCTGATCAGTTCATCGTATACAGTGGACACAATGCACGACGTGGATACTTCGGTATGTACGATAATGGGTCATTTAAAGTTAATGGCTAGTTAAAAGAAAGGAGCCAATAAAATGGCAGAAGAACAAACACAAACACAAGAACAAGAAATTAAAGACACAAATGTTAAACAAGAAGATGGTATGTATCACTACTACATCAGTACAGCAACTCGTGGTGGCGACATCACATGTCAAACTTTCATCACAGAACAAAAACTTGAAAGAAATCTTTATCCAATCGTTGTAACTCCACCAGATGACTCAATTCAAAATCCTGTTTTTGATTGGACCAACATTAAATGGGTTGAAGTTGACTCAGCAACTCTTAACGCTAAGATTGCTGCAGTTGATGAAGATGTACAAACATTAACTAAATCACTCACAGCAATTCAAACTCAAAGTCAAGAAACCACAAAGGAAAACGCACAAATCACTAAGACTCTTGATGGTTTGAATGCTAACATGGGTGCTTTAACTTCAATGATGTCTATGATTTCATCTAAGTTAACATCAACTGCAAGTTCAGCTACTACTGCTGCTACTACTAATGAAGGAGGTCAAAACTAATGGATTTTGCTCAAGCATTTAATTTATTAATGTTTCAAACAGTTAGTTACTGCTACAACGTTGGAGTTTATGACAAAGCAAAGGTTGCTACCTTTGTAGAATTACATCAAATTACTAAGGAACAATACAAAGATTTGACTGGAGATGACTATGTTGAAGCTTCTCAAACAGCGCCTCAAAACTAACACTCTCCATATTATAATTGGTTGTGCAATAGCTCTTATCGGCCTTGAATTATGGTTAAATAAGGGCTATTTCTTTTGGCCACCAAATGCAAGCTCAGTACTTAATGACGATGTTGTTGGTTTTTTCGGCACAGCTTTAGGTTGCGGAATTATTCTATGGAGTTTTAGCAAAGATCAAAACCATAAAATCAATCAAATATTTCTAACCTTAGCTACTGCATTCATGACATTATTAGCATTTGTAGAACTTGGACATGCTCTCTTTATGCATTATCCAAGAATATTTACAAATGTAATTACAGACGTAGCACTAATTGCGGTCATTATGTACGTAGCAAGGCACTCTGACACTAAATAGAAAGTAGGAAGTGAGGTGATGAGATACACCGAAATAATGCAAATTATTGGCATGATTGCACCAAGTATCTTTACTTACGTACTCGCAAGTAAGAAAAGCAATCACGATATATTAAAAGACAATCTAAATATATTACAGCGTGAAATTGAAACCACTCGACTTGAGAATGACAGCCTTAGGAAGCAAGTTCTCGAGTTAATGAGTGAAAACGCTCGTTTGAAAAATCAAATTAAAGTATTAAGAAAGAAGTAATAGCGATGAAGCCATCAATCATGACAATGAACTATGTAACCTTAATTCAAGACGAAAAAATGACAATTGCTGAAGTTCCTGAGACTTTAAGACCAGAAGTTGAGCGTTGGCTTAACTATTTCTCAACAGGTCAATTGCCAACCATTGCAACAAATGGTAATGCTGCAGGAGGTACTACTAATGAAAATTAATGACTATTTAGGTTTGCTAATTATTGTAGCTTGGATTATCAAGAGCTTTTTCGACTATTTAAAGGTCAAAGACCCTAAAATGGCCGAAAAGTTTCAAATTATTGATGATATTGCGGAGTGGGCTGTTAGTCTTCAAGCTACTAAAGACATTAGCAATGCTCAAAAGCAAGTTAACGCAACTCAAGCAGTTGTTGAACAGGCTAAGAAGGCTGGAGTACCTATTACAGAAGCAAGCGCAAAAGGTGCTGTTGAAAAAGCGGTTGCAGAAAAAAAGAGCATCCCTCAACCAGAACCTGTTAAGGCTTCTAAAATTAAGAGCGCTCCTGTTCCTGCTGTAACCATAACCAAGAAAGACGATAGATTAGATGATTTACATCTATGAAAAGCAGACATCAGTTGAAAATTGCAGGCAGAAAGCCAACTGAGTATTGGTATCGGTCTGAAATTTCTGAAAAAACACAAAGAAAAATTGATAAAAAAGCAATTAATCGACGTACACGAATGATTGATAAGCGAGATTTAAGAAAAGAGGTAGCTAATGGTTTTAAATGCAATTGATATTGCTAGTCCTTATCAAGATGACATTAACATTGCAGCAACTGGTGCTGATATCGTAATAATTAAAGTTACGGAAGGTACATCAGTTGTCAATCCTTACTGGAAGACGTGGGCTAACCAGACATTAGCTCAAGGTAAGTGCTTAGGCTTGTATCACTGGGCTACTGAAGCTGATACGACAGCTCAAGTTAATGCCTTCTTCAATGCTATTGGGGGTTACAAGGATAAGGCTGTGCTGTTTGTTGATTATGAAGACTATACTTCGGAAAATGGGCCAAAACCTATCAAACACAGCGGAACCAGAATAGCTCGTGAAATTCTTGAAAAAGGAAGCGCTAAGGCTGGCAAGCCTTTAGGGCTGTATATTGCACTATCTACAGAAAACTCACAAGACTGGAGCTTTGCAGCAAAGAAATATCCTTTATGGGTTGCTCAGTATAATGTAACTGCTCCTACTTATGGGTTTCAAAATCCAGTTATGATTGGCAGTCCTAAATATTGGGATACTATCACACTTCATCAATGGACTGGCACTGGTCATATTTCAGGACATTCAGGAAATATTGACGTAAGTGTGTTTTATGGAGACAAAGCAACGTGGAATAAGTTAGTAGCAAGTAATGGAACAAGTGAAATGGAGGTAGACGAGGAAATGGCATGGCATCCAGAGGTTAAATGGAATCAGCTAGGTATGTTTAGAATTAATCGTGAAGGTGGAATTAATCTCTACACAAATTCAGAATTAGCATTTGTTACTCAAGAAAATGGAGCTGATGCGGTTCGTAAGTATGGAGACTTTGTTGTATGGGAAGCCAAGAAAGGTGCTGTTCGGCTCGGAACTGATACGCAATGGGCAAGCCAAGCAGACGGTTTAACCAAGATTAACCCACTAGCAGTAAACGACAACGCACATGCCAAGTGCAAGATAGTTGCTGATGATGCTTACACACAAAACGAACCTAAAGCAGGTGCAGCAGGAATTAAGCATTTACCTAAAGACAGCACTTGGACAGTATTTGGACGTCAAGGCAAGTATTTGATTGTTGGTGGTGGTTCTGATGGCAAGTACGTTGATGGTGATAAGGCTGTTATTGTGCTATAATTTAAGTACGCTGAGCTAACTTGTTAAATCAAGTTAGACTCACTATTTTGAGCAGAGAAAAAGACCGTAGGAACCTTAGTCCTACGGCCTTTTTTTGTTGAAAAAACTCAACTTTTTTCTCCTAAAACTATTGACATATGCACCCGAGGGGTGTATTATAATAATTGAAAGGAGGGAGATAAGTTGAGAAAGAAACTTGAGCTTAAAGAAATCAACATCACAATTTCAATTTTCTTCATAACGATTTCTTTCAAGCTGGCTAATAAATCTTAGGAAAGTCCCCCGAAAGGGGGCAACTTTCCTGCACTCTCAACTTATCAATAAAATTATGAAATTTCAAGTAAAAATAAGAAAAACAACAAGAAAAGAAAAAATAAGAGATTTAATTTCTTATTCAATTTTAGGAATTATTATTTGGTATTTTTTCTTCAAAAATTAATTATTGTTGAAAGGGTTTTAAATAAAACTCTTTTTATTTTGCACAAAAAAGACTCACACTTAGTGAGCCTTTGACCGAACATTGAAAAGAGAAAGAGTTCGGTATTGATTTAACAACCATGTAAAATCAAGCGGTTATGTACCGCAGAAAAATTATCACATTTTTATTTGATTTTGTCAAAAAAAGCATTGACATATGCACCCGAGGGGTGT